CCAGTAGCACCACCCAACAAATTAACAAGTTCTAATTGTTCTGCTAAGTTTGCTAGAGCTTGTCTAACAGCAGACACAACTTGAGCAAATACTGCACCCAAGAAGTTTTGCAATTTTGCAGTTAATGCTTTTGCTTTTACAATTTTTCCAGTGACAATATCTAAAAAGTCGCCATTTTCTGCTTTTACAAGACTACCAGCACTATCTCCAATATCTTCTAAAAGATAACTGAGTTGATACTCTAGAGTTTTCCATGGTCCACCAACACCATTTGCTGCAGGAATTGGAAGATCAGGTTCTCTAGGTTTAGTTGGATTAGAAGAACTACCTGCAATACCTGACTGATTACCAACATTATTAGGGGAACCAATTCCTCCAGGTTGTGAAAGTTTTGCGTTTGGAGTCGAGACTGTATTATTCTCACCAGTTCTTTTGAAAGAACCTTCTGCCATAGTATTTGTTTCACCAATTGGCAGAGAAGCAGGATTAGGTGCAACACCTGGTTCCATATTCTCGCCAGTAAAGGCAAAAATCTTCTCATCCGCAGTATCAGCAGATTTTTTAACTCGAAGAACACCAATAACGATTGGCATTTGAGCAGATTCTCCATCCATGAAGAATCCCATAACGATCGCACCAGGTTGCAACTGACCAGAAGATTCACCCTGACCATCATTACCTGCTTGAGATGTATGTTGCAATACAGTTGCCCATGGAAGATGTTCTGTAGGTAAATCACCTACAGTTCCTCCACGAACATTAGTATAATACCCAAGCACACGACATTTAACCCGACCCAATTCCATAGGGTCTTCGTTATCTTCTACTTCACCAACCCACCAAAAAAATCCGTCTTTACCGACAAAATTTACGGTAGGTTCATTAATGATGCCGTCAATTGTTTGCATAATTTTGCAAATGCTACAAAGTTATTTATCGATATATCCGAAGTCTTCCAGATACTTACGTGTTAGTGGAGTAGGAGGATAGACTTCCCACATAGCACCACCAGCACAGGCAGCAAGGGCATCCATAGTCATGTTTTCAGTACGACCTGCCCAACCTGCTTCTGCTTCCCATGGCACAGCAGACTTAGGATAGGTGCGTTCTGCTAATACACGCCAAATCATAGGAACTTCATCCTCTGGTTTGATAATAGCAATCAAACTGTTATCAATCGTACCTGCCATACAATCTTGTGCAGCGTGCCATCCTTCATGACGCATAACCATCATCAACGTACCAGGTTTACCCATAAAGTTCTTATTCAGAAAGAAGTTATTGGATACAGTATGGTATACACCACGATGTCCTGCAGGGAAATACTTTTCATCAGCAAGGAATACATTCACACCAACTTGATTGAGTGAGTGTAGGATGTTATGGAACTCACCAGTGACGCCAGTGAATTCTTCGGTGTTATCATACTCCGATGAGATATCAAGCATAGAGTATACTTTCTTAACACCATCGGTGCATTCACCTAGTAGCATACATCCCATGGAGTGCATGGTCTTGTATTCAGTTTCTCTAATTGGTTCTGCCATAGCAGGAACTACAGATCCTAAGAGTCCGAGTGTCAAAAAAGCATTAATAAGTTTGTTGTTCATAATAATAAATTGAACATGCCCGAAGAGGGGATCGAACCCCCGACAATCTCCGTGTAAAGGAGGTGCTCTACCGCTGAGCTATTCGGGCTTCTTAGTAAAGCGATACAGTTCTGTACTACCCCACATAAGTTCACCTGTTTCCAAATCTCTTCCTTGGTCGCAAGTATGTAGTTTGTCTTGAAAGACATGTATTTCAGAGATTACACGGTCTCCCCTATAACCTCTACAATTATCTCCAGCAAGTTGACCGTGCCATGCCTTGCCATCGAACTTAAATATCATATCACAATCTTCGTGTCTTGTCCAGTCCAAGTGATAGTTCTCTACCAATACCTCAGTCTCAGACAGTTCGACAATCTTGTGATTCTTTTTTCTATAATAATTATCAGGTCCATCACAACGTTTAAAGTTCATTGATTGGTATCCCTCTTCATAACGTTTCCAAATAATCTCTACTGAAACGAAGTGATGAGGATTTGATTGTGCTTGTGATTTATTTGACCAATGACCAATAATATAGTCTTCAAAGTTAGTCGTCATAAACTAAACATTCTGGTTCTGATGGATTCTGGTCACAAAAGAGCTCTAAGTATGTTGGATCGTGATGATCACCTGCTTCAATCTCTGACTTATGATGTTCTACATATTCTTCTAATTCGTGTAGTTCGCCCTCAATGTGGCGACGTTGTTGTGGAGAGATGGATGGAGTATCCAAAATCTCTTTGTCCTTTTCAATATGCTTTTCGATGCTTTCCATAGCATGTATAATAGTGATACGGTATTATTTAGTAGAAGCTCAAATTTGTTCTGAACCTCTCACAAGGTTATTATAGTACTTTAATGAGTGCTTGTCAAGTTAGATGGTCGAATCTTTCATCAATAAAAGTTCTGTAACCATGTTGAATCCTGTTGTTTTATGTGATAAACTAGCAATCAAGTATCTACCACTATATCTTTCATCGAGTGTTGGTTTACTACCTTTCCTAAATGTTGCTGGTAGTTCAATCTCAATACCCGCACCAACATATAAATCAAGATTTCCAGGGATTTCGATTTGAAGTTTTGTAGATTTCAATGACTCCATTCTCATCCATTGATATGCTTGCAATTCGACTAATGCCTCATAGTTTTTCTGAGGATTGTTTTGATATTTGGGGTCAAAGATTTGATTAGGTAATACTGTATATCTAACTCGTTTTGGATAATCAATCATTGCCTTGATGCCGTCGTCCATAGATTCAATAGGATTAGTATTTCTACCACCTTTTAAGTGAGACATTTTATTCCACTCTTCATTAATGCTGTAGCGATAAGCATCTACAGACATATCTGTACTTTCACCAAATTTAGAATTTGATATAGTGTTAGGATCAAAACCGATACTAAATCCAGACCAAGTTCCATGTCTAAGACCCATCAAAAAGTTTTTTTCCTCAGGAAATACAATCTTAGAAATTTTAAACTGGTCATCAGCACCAGCATCAATCTGTTTCGGTGCTTGAGTATAAACATAAAGTCTTGGTTGTCCAGTTGTCTGGTTAGTTTTTTGTATGCTATCCTGGTTATTGATATCTTCAATCATTTTATCAATGGACTTGAAGTGAAATCCTAATGAATTTTCATAGAAAGCAAATGCATTCTGAAGACTTTTACCCTTTTGATTCTTACGAACTGCTCGTTGTGACATCCAATAGATGCAGTCAAATGGTCTCCAGTTTGGTACAACAAAAGTCTGTCTGTTCATAGTTTCTTCTAAGAAGACTTTTTTCTTCGTACCCATATATTTGCTACCCTTCAAAACCTCTTCAATAATTTCAGAGGTTTCTGTTTTATTACTAAAGACAACCTCTGTGTTACCAAATACATTGATTACTTCATTTTTGATATACTCGTCTGAGCATAGATTGAGAATATAAATTTCAGTATCCTGATTAGTTCTAGAACGTGAATTAATTTGATACGATCTCATAAAAAATACTCTGTCGTAGACAGAACTTTTTATATCAATCCTGAATACTTCAGAACCAGTTAGAGCACCAATCAAACCACCAGAATCATTGATGATTATCATTGCTTCAATCGTTGCAGAACTAATACTTTCGTAAATTTCTACAGCTTTAACATATTCTTTCAGATCGTAGTTACCACCGCTATCCTGCAGTTTTTCCCCATTTCTGTAGATACTTACAGATAATTCAATATCACCTGGTTTTTGTCTAGCAATAGTCATCGGAATATACCTTTAAGGGGATTATTTGTAGAGTTGAGTACGGCAGCTGCAGTTCCACCAATAGCAGCACCAACATCACCACCCATAGCACGACCAATTCCAGCACCAGAAATACCACCGCTAGAAGGAATGAATTGCGGTTGTTGTGAACCACCAGATTGTGCTTGCATTTGCATAATTGCTTGCGATGCAGAAGCAACCATCTGAGCATTCATTCCATTTTGTTCACCAACTGCTTCTAATGCCGCGGCCATCATCTCTCTAGTTTTCTCATTAATTTTTTGTCTGGCAGTATTTCTTTCATTAGTTGACTGTTGAATTCTTTGTCTTTGTGCAACATTTGATGCACCAACTGCACTAGGTCCTGCGGTAGCAGCACCTACTCTACGAACTGGTCGCCGTGCAGCAGCGTTTCCATATGTATACCCAGAATAATCAGTAGTAGGGACGCTTGTACTTGGACCTAAAACTAATTTACTGAAATCACTATCAAACTGAACTCCACGACTGTCTCCATTTGTTTGTCCACCACCATAATCCCCAGAACCATGTCCACCACCAGTGCCACCATTCTCAATTTCAGCAAGTGAATGTTTGACATCTTTATTACCAGCAGTATTAAAGAAGTGATTTTTGTATTTAACTACATTGACATTTTGAGACTCATCATTAAATGCAGAACCAGTTCTAAATCCAGTAGAAGCCATTAAGTAGTTAATTTGTGCTGCTTGTAAACCTTCTCCTTCAAGAGTTCCTCTGAGATTTGCAGGATTTCTTGCCATTTCAATTGCATCCTTAGCCTCTGACATCTGTGCTGCTGATCTACTATCATTAATACTACCATTACGAACAGGTTCATACTGACCTGGGCCCATGATAACACCAGTCACAGACGAATCATTCGCCATGAACATTCCAGGTCCAACTTTTCCTGATTGAATAAGTCCTGCTCTATTCAATACAGAACGAGCAACAAGTGACATACCAATCTTACCTTCACCACCCGATTCTGCAAGAACTAAACGTTGGAGTAAATTATATTCACTACTATTCATTGATCCTGCTTTCTGAGTTCCTCCACCATTTGGACCTGCACCAGGACCAACTTCTTTAAGTAGAGGGGGATTTGACATACCCATAAATTTCTTCATCATCTGACGAAGTTTATCTCCACCTGTACCATCTTTTTCATTTCTAGATAATTTATGTAAGTCGGAACGCTCACCAGTACCACCCCAGAATTGAGGACCATAATTATCATGAGGTGATCTACCGTCTTTGTTTGACGCTGCTTCAGCGTGCGTCATAACTCTTTTCACGGTAACATCAGATGGTTTCCATCCCCAACCTTTAGCAACAACCGCTGCTTCTCCCATCAAACCATCAAGTTGAGGTCTTGTTGGTCCGTAACTCTCCCAATTCCAATCTTTCATCGCAGCGACTGAAAGACCTACATTTCCTGTGTTCCTGTAGTATGTGTGAGCAGTGTGTCGATCATATGGTAAATGCTTATATAATGTACCATCACCTTGAACAGTAGTATGATAAGGACCTGCCTTCCAATTATGTCTACTAGCAGTCCAATGCAAATAAATCTGTTTATTTAAATTACCACCATTTGCAAAACCAGGAAGTCCACCACCTTGAGACATAAATTTAGACTCTGGTGAAGAACCTAATACACTCTTAGACATAGGATTACCATAACCCCTTCCTGGATCAAATCCACCTTGGAATGCATTCACCATTCCACCGATGTCAAATCCTTGACTCTGTGCCTCACCCATCCTTTTAGAAGTTAGATGAGGTTGCGTTTTTGTTCCAGGAGTATTAAGAGGAACGACGAAAGCTCCCCCATTGCTCTTTCTAGCAACATACTCACGTCCGTGTCCGATAAACGAGGTCGATCTCCCCCCGTCCAGTGATACGGGATATCCTGATTGTGGTCCATTAATAAATCCTCCTGATGCTCTTTGAGGTAGTAGATTTACTTTACCACCTTTAGAAAATCCTTCAGGTTTGTTTGCTGGTTCTTGACCATCTTCTACTTGAGTGGCAGTAGTTTCACCCTCTTTAAGATAGTTATATGCTTTAACTCCACCATAAGCACTTGCTGCTGCAACTCCAAGGGCTAAACCTCTACCTAATAATCCTCTCCTTCCTTTGATAAGATTATTACGAAAGAAAATTAACACATTACCAAAATCGGTAAGAAGTCTAGTTGGATTGGATAACCAGCGAAGACCTAATAATAATGTTCCAAGTCCTGTTAATCCTTTTACAAGACCTCCTATTCTTTCTAAAGGATTTGAATCATCAGATAATAACTCATACAATCCATCGATTGTATTAAAAACACCAAATTCAGCAACTTTGAAGATGAATGTTGCAATCTTTTTAATTCCGTCTAAAATATTGACTAAACTCTGTTGATTTGCATCATCAGCAAACCATTTTAAGACAGTAGTACCAACTGTAAGTTTTACTAGACCACCTAGAATATTCAGTAATCCGTCCAGGAATCCAGGGACTTTCAGAGAATCTACAATACCACCACCTGTTTTAACCTTATTCTTTTCTTTCGGTGTATTGTA